ATTTAGAAACATTGAGACCACACGGTAAAATATATGGGTGCAATGCCATATACAGAGATTTTATGCCAGATGTTTTAATTGGTGTTGACCACGGTATTATGCACGAAATATATCATGCTGGTGTGGCACAAAAGATACCTTGTTATTTCAGAGATTGGACTAAAGTGCCTGCTATGTCATATGACGGATTATTATTGGGTACTATGGACAAAGCAGAGGCACAGGAATGGATTAAAGATATTGTGGTTACCAATGAGAGAGGTGACGCAAAAGAATATGTAATGCATGGTTCCAATATAAGTGGTATTGTAACTATGATTAAGAAAGACCCCGAAAAATATAAAAAAGATAGAGAATTTTTAAAAAAGAAAAATATAAACCATAATACTATCAAAGTATCTTGGATACAGCAACCTGACTATTCAACATCTATGAATGATATTATGAAACCAAAGGACCACGGTTGGGCAGCTGGAGCAAGTGCTGGTTTTGTTGCAATACATAATGAACAACCAGATGAAATATATCTCATAGGACACGATTTATACAGTACAACCAATAAGATAAACAACTTATATAAGAGTACAAAGCATTATACTACAAAGGAAGGCGGTCCTACGCCTGCCGTGAACTGGATTACACAATGGAAGACACTTGCAGAATGGAATCCAATGATAAGATTTATCAAAATTAATAGAAAAACTGATGGTTCTGACAAGGTAAATGGACCAATTACTGAATGGAGAAATTTAGGAAATATACAATATGATGACTATTCCAGGCTTGACAATCTTGCTTGATTAGTGTATATTCCATACTAATATGCGTAACAAAAATATAATTGCAAATATATTTTCCTTTCTGGCTGAATATCGCTTAAGAGGGCGAAAGGCATTTACTTGGAGGGTTATGGCCGAATGGCTGAAGACACCAAGTATAGTTTTTAGTAAGCACCTATCTTGCAATAGATTGGACTCTTGCTGGAAGATTGTGGGTACACCAATAAATCCCACGAAAGACGCATATTGTAACAATATTCAAGTGAGAACTTGTATAAATAGTAATGAAGGCGATTATACAGCCTACACGAAGACAACGAACATATAAAATACGAAGGAGTAAATAAATATGGACTTTAATAAGTTGAAATCTAGTCAAAGCAATTTTGACGCAATCACGAAGGCTCTGGAAACGAAACTATCTCCAGAAGACCAATCAAACAAAAACAAATACCAAGATGACAGGCTCTGGAAACCAGAACTTGATAAAACTGGAAATGGCTATGCCGTTATCAGATTTTTGCCTGCTTCTAACAACGAGGAAATGCCTTGGCAACGAGTATGGTCACATGCATTCCAAGATAAAGGCGGTTGGTATATTGAGAACTCATTAACTACCCTTAATCATAAGGATCCAGTTAGTGAAGATAACACTAGATTATGGAATACTGGTGTTGATAGCGATAAAGATATTGCTAGAAAGAGAAAAAGAAAACTCTCTTACTATGCAAACATTTATATTGTTAGTGACCCAAAACATCCTGAAAATGAAGGCAAGGTGTTCTTATACAAATTCGGTAAAAAGATATTTGATAAGATTACTGAAGCAATGCAACCAGCATTTGAGGATGAAAAACCAATTAACCCATTTGATTTTTGGAAAGGTGCAAACTTTAAACTGAAAATTAGAAAAGTTGATGGTTATTGGAACTACGACAAATCCGAATTTGAGGGTGTTTCTCAGATGTTAGATACAGATGAAAAAATTAAATCTGTATGGGAGAAACAATACGCTCTTAAACCATTTGTGGACCCTAGTAATTTTAAGACCTATGACGAACTCAAAGAGAAACTGAATAGGGTAATTACTGGTACGCAAAGCACGGTAACGGTGGATAAAGTAGACCTCCCACCACAAACATCCACGACTTCCGTGGAAATGCCAAAAGTAAGCGAATCTAAGCCTGCTAGTGATGAGGACGATACTATGTCCTACTTTAGTAAGTTAGCAGACGAAGATTAATCCTTTCTCTCTGATTACTTAACGCATTGGCCCCTAGCGAGAAATCGCTAGGGGTTTTTCTATTTGGAATGGATAAATAGTCCCATGGCAATAGACATATTTAATCCATTAGTTGACATACAAGCCAATAAGATGAAATCAGCGTCCTGGTATAGGAATGCTGTATCTTTAATTGCAGATAGAAGTACCCCAAGTGAACTATTTGCAGCTGGCAAATTACTTGGTAGACCTAGTGCTGGTCGTATGAGTATGTTTTTCTATGACCCAAAGCATAAAGCAAGACTGCCTTATTGGGATACTTTTCCATTGGTACTACCATTAGAACCAATGAAAGGTGGATTTATAGGTCTTAATTTTCACTATTTACCATACGGCGCAAGATTTTCATTCTTACAACAGTTACAGCGATATGCCACCAATGCCAAGTTTGACCAATCTACCAGAATTAACGCTACATATCAATCAGTAAAGTCTAATAAATATGTTAAGGCGAGCATACATAGGTATTTGTGGTCACATGTTAGGTCAAATTTTTTAAGAGTTAATGTAAATGAAATGGCATTGGCAGCTTATTTACCTGTAGCACAATTCCAAGGTGCTTCATTGGGTAGTGTATTTGCAAAAAGTAGGAAAACATTTTAATGGCAAAAAAACAGGCAAGATTAGGTGACGAAACAGATTTTTCTTACAGAGTTAAAAGAGTGACCAAAGTAATAGATGGTGATACTATTGATATAATTTTAGATATGGGTTTTGATATAATGTATAAACAAAGAGTTAGGCTATTTGGGATAGATACTCCAGAGAGTAGAACAATAGATAAAGTTGAAAAGAAATATGGTCTATTAGCAAAACAATTTTTAAAAGAGGCCTTGAAGAAAGGCAATATAGTTATTAAGACACATAAGGGAACTGAAACAGGTAAATTTGGCAGAATATTAGGTGAAATCTATATAAATGGAATAAATATTAATAAGTTAATGTGTTCAAAAGGACATGCAGTAGAATATTATGGTCAAAACAAACAGTTAGTAGAAGAAGCACATTTAAAAAATAGAAAAAGGCATAGAGTGTAATGGCAATTTTAAGAGGCGGTAGACGAATAGGTAATTACGACATTAGAATAGGTTTACCTAGAGATAAGTCCTTGGATAATGTTAATGCAGACGAAAGATTACGAAGAAAACCTGGTGGTAATCCTGAAACTACCATTGGTAGATTTATCGCTCAAATAAATCAAGGTGAAGGCCTTGCTAGACCTACAAGATATTTGGTTATCATACAACCACCTCAAAAGGTTTATGACCATTCTAATGAATTTGATATGACACCAGGAAGAAATGATTTAGAGAGTGGCGAAACAAAAAGAAATGTTGGTATGATGTGTAATAAAGTTACCTTACCAAATAGAGATATTAATACAGAACCCCATACCATGTATGGACCTAGAAGAGAAATGCCATATGCATATTCTTTTAGTGGTAATATTGAATGTACATTTTATGGTGATAAGTTTTTAAGACAAAGACAATTTTTTGAAAATTGGCAGAAAAAAATAATGAATATTGAAACACATAACATGGGGTGGTATGATAATTATGTTGGTACTATGGATATTTTTCAATTAGGTTCATTTTCTGCTGAACAAGATAGAGATAGAACTACATATGCAGTTAGATTGTATGAAGTTTATCCTCAAACAATAGGTTCAATTGATTACAGTTATGGTGCAGTAGACACACCAGTTAATGTTCCTATTACATTGAACTTTAGAACTTGGAGAAATTTAACTATTGACCAGGTCAATGGTGCGACAGTAGGTAGCGCATTTGGAAAAATGCCTACAATTAAGGCGAGCAATGAATTTGGATTGTTCGGTGGTATATTAAATAGATTGCCTCCTGAAATTAAAAGGGTTGGCCGTGATGTACTACAAACAGTTAAACGAAACTTACCAATTGGTAAGGTTACTGGTGGAAAAGTATTTCCACCGTTTTTATAATAAATAAGGAGATAATATTATGGCATTGCCTATATTAGAAACAGCGACATATGAGTTGACTTTACCATCAAGTGATGTAAAAGTGAAATTCAGACCTTTTCTTGTAAAAGAAGAAAAGATTTTATTAATGGCTATGGAATCCGATAACGCTGGCGAGATTACCAAAGCACTAAAAGAAATTGTACATGCTTGTACATTTGGAACAGTTAATTGTGGAGCACTTCCTACATTTGATTTAGAATATATATTTTTACAAATTAGGTCTAAGTCAGTTGGTGAAGTTGCAAAACTAAGACTAAAATGTCCTGATGATAAAGAAACTTACGCTAATGTTGAGCTTGATTTATCTAAGGTTGAGGTTCAAGTTGACGACAAACATAGTAATATAATTCAAATTAATGATAAGATTAAATTAGTTATGAAATATCCTACTATTGATAGTTTTGACCAACAAGCAGACGCAAAAGAATTGAAAACAGAACAATTATTTGATATGATTGCT